TCGCAATCAACGGGGCATTTTGCGCCATATCTGGCAATCCAGCGGGCATATTTTTTCAACTTGTCCGATACAAGTCCGTCAGCCCAAAAATCAGGATTGCAGTATACCCCCACATCATAGCCAGCTGCATTCACCCGCTCCAGCCATGTTACAGCATACATAGTGCGCCTTGCAGCACTAATGCTATCGGCTCGCCCTTTGCGCCCTGGCGCATACTCCAAATCCAGGAAAACCGGAAAACTCAGCTTATGTCCTTTGATGAGCTTTAGCAGATAATCTGCCTCATCTTTTGCCTCTGCCTTACTTTTTGCTGTGGTGTACCAATACACACCTACTGGCAGACCCACGGCTTCAGCGGCAGCGATATTGGATTGGTACTTTGCATCCGTTTTTATCGTGCCGGCACTGTATCCACGGTAGCCAGCTCTGATAATCACACCAGCAACCTGTTTCTTCATAATGGCAAAATCAATTTTGCCATTATTGCTGGATACGTCTGTAATCAACACGGACATTACTCCTCGCCGCCTCCGTTACTCTTAACATTACTTTCGCCGCTACATTTTAGCCCGACAAACAGCGAGGTAATTTTTTCGGGCAAAATATCAGGGTTAATTTTGCAAATATTTTCAACCCCGCTGCCAATCTCCATCAAGCAGATGTAGGCACACACCGCCCCAGCGACAGGGACGGTAACACCGATGTCCAAATACCCCTGTGCGTAGTCCACCAACACGCCCAGGGCAATAATCAGGATTGAGCCAATCTTGTGATACAGGCCCTCCCTCATGATAGCACTTTTAAAGGTGTGGGTCGCCAGTCCTTTGATGATACCAGTGGCAAAATCCAGACAGATAAACCCAAATGTGATGATAAATTCCACGTTTTTCTTCCTCTCAGTAAGTAATTTCTACATAGCCGTAAGTGTAATTGTCCGACACCTTCCGCTCCTGCCGCTTGCAAACCTTATCCGAGTTATAGTTAATGGTGTGCAGTACATTGCCCACCTTCAGCACCAGCAACTCGGTATGGCTTGCGCTATCTTTGGCTTTCCCTTTGAACAGCACCAAATCACCAGGCTTAGGCGCATATCCGCTATCTTTGGCGTGGAAAATGCCCTTTTTGCGTGCTTTCTCCTCCAAAGTAGGAGCGTTCTTGGAAATCAGCTCCCCCAAATCAGTCCCCTGGGACACTCCCCAGAGTGCGCCTACTGTACAGTAAGCTTCTTTCTTTTTGGGGTTTTTCTTGCCTTCTGCGGTGGAATTATACCAGGCAATAGCCTTAGTCTGGGGCTTTCGCCCCAGCCAGGATTCGCCGTGTTTGATTGCTGCCGCCTGACGGTCGCTGATTGCCTGTAAATACGTTTCATGCGCCCACAGGCGACTACCATCCATAATCACTGGCAGATAGGTTTTTCCCAGTTCTGTGTTAGTAAACTTGCCGCAGTCATCCACAGTCACCAACGTTCCAATGGACAACTTTTTTACCACATTTCCCACCTTACTGGACGGAAAGTCCCTCAGCGGCACCACTTTTTTCACAATATAATACAACATTATGTATCATCCTCCTTAATCTTACCCAATCGCAAACACCGGACGAACGCCACGGTTATCCGATGCGGCAGGAGCGTTGCTCGCACCGTTGCCATTTACCGCAGCAAAGAGAGCGGAGGTCACCACATCCCTAAGCCAGAATGACTGGCGGTTGTTTGTGGCTAGCGGATTGAGCCTAAACAACGATAACTGCTGTTTGTCGCTGGTGTATCTGGGAGCCACACCAGTAACGCCAGTAATTATTGCAGGGGCAAACGCAAAAAATCCATATACCATAATTTCGTTGGGGATTTCTACAGTCGAGTCGTACCACGCACCCGCAGACGGACTACCATCTGTAACTGCATTGACAAGATACTCTCTGTGTGTCAGCAACAAATCGCCAAAAGCACTTGAGATAGTGGTTTTTGCTGTCTCAAGATTCTCGGTATACATTTTACTCCCCACATAGCCACCGGTGGTTGTGGCAGTTGTATTCATCTGGGCGTTGTATAAGGGCATATCAGGCATCAGGACCAGATGATTCCTTGCAAATGCAGTATCTCCGGTATTATACCAATAGTTCATATCGGCAATAACGTATTTAGTACCGTTAATCGTCCAATAATCGCCAACATACAAATCATCAAACGTGGCATTTTGGATAGCAGCTTTCTGGGCATCGGTAACGGATGTTCCCAAATTCTTACCACGATAAACATTCCGGTGCTGGATAGCGGAAAGCTGCACCTGATTCAACGCTTCGGTTGCCATCTGCATCGCTGTTTCCGCCGCCGCTTTAGCTTCATCCGCACTGGCACTTGCGTTTTTCTCGCTTTGAGCGGCTGATTCTGCGGCAGCCTTTGCAGAGCTGGCACTCGTAGCCGCCTCTGCTGTACTCGCCTGGGCAGTTTCCGCACTTTGAGCGGCGTTGGCTTCACTTTCCGCCGCAGCGGTTGCAGCGTTGGTCACCAGTTCCTCGCTCTGAGCCGCCAATTCCGCATTTTGTTTGCTCTCAGCCGCATTTGCTTTTGCTTCCACGCCAGCAGAGAGGACAGCGTCCATCCACGCTTTGTGAGGTTCGTCCGACTCATCCTCCACACTAGTGGACAGTGCGCCCAAAATGGTCGTGTGGAACAGCACACTTTTCGCCAAAGTGTCCTTGACATACCACCGAAGTTCGATTTGTCCCACGCCTCGTTTTGCGGTATCGGTTTCGGTGATTGCCCATGAGAGCAGATTGCCGGATTGCTTCGCAGCGCAGGGATAGGGTGTTGTATCCCCAGGGCGTTTGCAGAGCAGTTCCGCCGCCCCTTCGCCATAAATCTCGGCAAAAGCAGAACAATCAAAAACAACAGCGGTGGCGTTATTCTCGCCCTGTCTGCCAATGCAGACATAGTCCTTCGGGCTCTTCTTAAGGACATCAATCGTAACAAGTTTCAAAGCAGTACTCACCTCTTTTAATTGATTGCCAGCCAGTCCACAGAGGTCGTTCCCGTGGAGCTTCGCACCACACTCAGCGAAAAGCCTTTCTTGCTGGTATTGTAGGCTGTAGCATATGCAATGGTTGGGTTTGCAGCGTGAACCGTGACGTAAACATTGGGAATTTCATTAAATGCCGTATCAAAGGTAATTTTTGTGCGGACTTCTTCCCCCGCTGTTGTGGTCTCTATCCGTTCGTTCCTGTGCTGAAGCTCTGGCATCTGTGCCATCTGTTCCTGCAAGGCTTTCAGCTCCTGTTGAATCTGGCTAAGTTGGCTGACGCTGTTCGAGGTGGAGGTACTGCCCTCCCCCTCTGCATCCGTGCTGTTGCCGGAAGCAATTTCCGTTCTCACACCGCCATCAAAGGTACATTTAATGGAAGCCGCCGCCATATAAAGCCATTCCCCTGTATCACAGTCCTGAATACGGAAAAGGTCACCTGGGTCGTTCATTCCTCCCAGACAGAAGGACGCTTCCCCTAGATGTATCTTCTTTGGGTAGTACAGAGCGTCAATAACATCTTGGGCGATTTTCTCCGTCATAAAGGGGTTTTCCATGTACAAACAGGTTGAATCCGCACCATCGTCCTGATAATTCAGATACCGTGTGGGGCTTACTTTGATAACCTCGCTTGTGCCGTCCTCCTGAGAAACAGTGCAGCTCAGCCACATGACCTGATAAGTGCCGTTATCCTTCATGGTGTCCTCATAATATTGGTCTTTGGAAACTTTGGTAAATTCCTTCACCTCCATTGTCATAACTTCCCCGTTGACGGTAGTCCAATAAAAATCAATACGGACAATCGCTAATTTCCCTTCACGGTCAATGACTGCACTGCCCCCCAGCAGTCCCGCCATATAACCCAGCATCTGCTTCAAGCTGCGCCCTGTCAGCGTTCCAGTGACAACGGCTGTTTTCGCCATATTTGGCACACTGCTGGACAGGGTAACGCCTGCCTGGTCTGCAATGTCCTGAAGGATTTCCAAAACCGTAGGTTCACTTCCCACGGTAGGCTGATAGCTTCCACTGAATTGACAGTAACAAGCATCATAGGCGGTAAAGGTGGTGCTGTCGGTGGATTTTTCACACTCTGTCACCAAAAACGTTCCCAAGGCTCCATATTCCACCGTTTCGTTGACAGAAACCCCAATTTCCGCTTGAATGGTCGTTCCCTTGAGGTCATAGCGTCCGCTGATTGTTCCCTCAATGGACGCTGCACACACATTGCCAACAGAAATGCTGTCCCTACTGCACACGTTCGCCTCCCAAACCAGCTTCCGAATTTCGTCTGCCGGAACCAATGGTTCTGTCTCTCCTAGGGCGGTGAGCTTGATGACATGGGCTGTGGTGTTCAGCTCTTGGATATATTGCGTTGATACGTTCTTATTCATCCTGCCACCTCACTGCTCAATTCCGTCCACTGTCACGCCAGTTATCCGTTCTAGTCCAGCCCAGCTATACCAAGTATAGCTAGGTGTGCCAAAGTAGACCGTTTTGGTTACGGTAGTGCCCGTCATGTCAGTATACTGCATGGTCACAAAAGGATTGCTTTTGTTGCTGACGACCGTCTCAATCGTCTTAACTTGTGCCGGTGTTAATGGCGGCCAGGTGATAGAGATTTTGCTTTTTATTGCTATTACTGTTCCCAACATCTTGCCTGAGCTGCTTCTTCCGGTATTGCTTGACCAAATTTTTTCACTGGTAATGGTCATGCCCCCAAGGGCAGGGGTGGGCATCTTTGTGCCGTCAATGTACAAATCAGATACAGTAATGCTTGCCAATTCGCCCACCTCCTTAAATCAAAACAGGGCTTTTGCCGGTGCGGTTCCGCTCGCCGTTGATGTATTTCACCACAGTTTTTCCCACTACCTGGCGGTCAAGGGTGACGGTCACGTTAATGGTCTGCTCCCCCTCAGAGCTTCCCATGCGGCTGACCACCTTGTCGGCGATTTTATCCATCCAGCCGGTGTTGCTTTCCAGCGGCAGGACTGCTTCCCGCCCTGCTTCCCCGCCGCCCAGCAGGGTGTTCCCCGCCATGCCGAACAGCTGTGCGCCGTTGAGGATTGCGCCCTTTGCGTTCCAGGTGACTTTGAAATGGGGAAGTGCAATGGGCGTTCCCGACCATGTAACGGACACCTTGGGCAGTTTGATACTGAACTTCGCAGCCAACTTATCCAGCCCTAGAGCTTTAGCCACAGTACCAGTCCAGTTTTTTTTCAAACCGATGGCGAAACTTATCGCAGCTCCTAACTTCTTGCTCACCCAGCCACTAATTGTTGACCAACCGTTCTGAATCAAGCCAATTCCCTTATCGACTTTACCGCCAATATTGGTTTTCACCCATTCACTCACCGTTGACCATGCACTTCTTGCCAGACCAACTCCCTTTTCAACTAAACCGCCGAGATTAGTTTTTACCCAATCACAGACCGTAGTCCAGCCGTTTTTAACCAGGGATACAGCTGCCTGGACATTGGAATTTTTCTTGAAGTTCTCCACAAAGTTGCTCCACGAACTACCGTCAACGTTCACTTTAACACTGGTACTCCAATCTGGAGGAATCATTGAAGACAGTATTGGGTCTAAAGAAAATACGCTAGTGACAGCTTCAGCCGCCCCCGTTATCACTTTGAGCCAATCAATACCAGACAGCAAATCAATGAACGCTTGTACAATGCTTTCCTGGTCAATGCCATTGATAGCAGATGACAAAAACTCACCTAAGCCAAGAATTAAATCGGACGCAGTTTTACCCACGTCTTTCCAATCGGTCGTGGTGAAGAAACTGTTAATGTTGTCAGCCACAAATTGACCAACTTCGCTCCATTTAACGTTTACTGCGAAACCGTCTAAGCCTGCAATACCCGCATTTAGGAGGTCGGCTAGAATCGTTCCAAACTTGATATCATTCTCGTTCAAAGACTCAATAGCTCCATTAACTCCCTGAGCTACAGTTTCGCCAATTTTGTCCCACTTGACTCGTGTTAAGAAGCGGTCAATCGTATTCAGTGCCAGTGATATGGCATCTCCAACTAAATCGCCTGTTCGGGTTGCAATACTCTGCTTTGTACCGTCAGAGTATGTCATCTTTCCGAAGAAGCCGTTAAGGATGTCCGCTACGTGGTCAGTCATAGCCGCCACTTTGCTCTGAAACTCACTGTCCGTCAACTTCGCATCTGCGGAGTCAATTAAATCCCCAAACTTAGCTGCCAGCAGCGCACCGATTCCGGTGAAATCCTGATTAGCTACCAAGCCTTGAATCTGTTCCGCCAAATTGCGCAGCCACTCAGGGAGGATTCCTACAATGCCTTCACCGCCGTCTGTGGTGGAGGTAGACGCTCCATTTCCACTACCGCCGGAGCCACCAGAGCCACCGGAGCTGCTGGAGCTGTCCAATTTGGTAATCTCATCAAAGCCAGCAACGGTGCGATTGTAGGCTTCTTGGGCAGCTGTAGCGTCCTCTGTAGCGTCTGCTACATCACCCACAGCATCCGCTGCATTGCCGGCACTGGTGCTGACGCTCGTCCAACCGGTGCCAAACAAATTAGTAATCAAGCTTGCAACGGCATCTGCAATCCCCACAATATAGGGGAGCAGCTTGCTCATGGCATTGGTCACCAGGTTAATCGCTGGAGCTAGTGCCTGTCCCAGTCCGTTCTTTAGACGTTCCACCGTAGCGTTCAGGGTTTCATTGCTGCTGACGTAACTGCTCACAATCGAGCGCAATCGCCCGAATAAACCAGATACCAGCCGAAGCCCTACCGACACGACCCCTATGTTACGGATAGACCGTACAAGTCCTTCAACGCCGCTTGTGGAAGAACGTGCGCCGCTGCCAATACCACGAATCCATTGAATAACACTGGAAACGCCTTTGAGGACAGTACTTCCCACTGCTTGCAAGGGCTGAAGGGATTGCGACCACTGAATGGGGGTGCCAGCACTTTCCGTCTGGCGGAGAGTTGATAGTAGTTGGGCTTTATATCCCTTTAATGCCTGTTCGATGCTCGCAATCTGAGCAACAACTTCATCATAATCTGAAAAACCCAGACCAAAACCAATGCTTTCCAGCGCACGTTTTTGCTGTTTGAGCATAACTAATTCGTCTGACAGATTTGCGATTTGCTGGTCAGCAATTCTTGTACCATCTGCCATGTCAATGAACTTTTGAGCGGTTGATTTTGCCTCATCTCCAGCATTCTTTGTTGTCTTGCTAGTCTTTGTGGTTTTCACATTCAAATTATCCATTTTTTGGATAATTTGAGTAACTGCCTGTTCCAATCTCTTTGTGCTAGCAGTCAGTTCCTGCTGGGTAGACCCCAAACTTTTGGTAATGCTGGCGGTCATGCGGCGCATACTTTCCTCAGTGCTGTTACCTGATGACTCTGCTTGACCGCTCATCTGGGAGAGCTGGGCGGTCATTTTCTTCACCCCAGCAGTAAAGTCTGACAAATCCACTGTCACTTTAACGCATACTTTCTTTGCAACCGTTTCATCCGCCACTTAACCACCTCCGTTCTGCTGTCCTGCATATCGCTCCATAATGCGGCGGTATTTCGCTACTTTTGCTTCCTGTTTTTCTTCTTCTGTCCAGAAGGGGAATATCTCATAAATAGGAGGAGCAGATTTTTTAGAGAACATAGACCCTAAATATTCTGCTCCCCGTGCTGCAATTACAGACAGAGCCTGATAACGCCGCCGTTCCCGTTCTCGCTGGGTCTGTACCTGTACCACTAGCTCTGCTAGTGTCCAGTTGTCCAAGTCCTGCAAGGGAATGCCAGCAATTATCCCCTCCCGAAGAAGTTCTTCAAAGCTCAGTCCGCAGTCTGAGCCAAGGGAGGGTTTTCCTCTGCCTCGCTGTCAGCAAAGGCAAAAATGTCGTCCACACGGTCATGGAACTTAGCGGTGAAAGAGCTGCCCTGCGCCTCGCTGACTAAGCCGGAAGCCGTGCCAATCCCAATCAGCAGCTCTGCCATATCCACAACGCCAGCAGATGCGCCAGTGTCAACCAGCAGGTCATAAAACTCCTCACCACTGCGAATGGAGTTGGTATTGTCCTCGCCCTTCCAGTTCAGAGCCTCGTTCAGCACATCTGCTGCAATCACGGTATCTTGTGTTGCCAGCATCAATACCGCCAATGGAGTATTCTTATACTTCTCCTTCAATCTGCGCTGACCACCAATGTTCAGCCGGAGACGGTACTCCTCACCATTCACCATACAGTTATAGGTTTTTCTCACATTCATGACTATTTTATCCTTTCTGGTTCAAAAGTAGGGACGTTCCCTTTTTCAGGGAGCGTCCACAGGTAGGTTGTTAAGTTGTGGGATTGGTAATCGTCCACTCACTCTGGAGGTTGACCACCAGCTTGGCAGTAATCAGTTCATCCACCTTTGCGCCCTGCACATAGGTGGAAACATAGCCAGTAGCCGCAAATTTGGTCTTGTCAGGGAAGGTTACTGCAATAGGGACAACATTTCCTGCACTTTCCAGCGTTTTCAGCTTGCGAAAATCAGAGGAAGTGCTGAGGTTGTCGTAGAGGTAAGTCACTTCAAACGCCTTTGCGTCCTGAACACCAGGGACAGTTTTCTTCATACTATCCTTGAGGCAGGTTGCATCCAGCTCAGAGGGCGTGCCACCAAGGTCACCAATGTCCTGCACATAGTTCAGTGCCACACTGTTGACGGACACCTCAATGCCAATACTGGAAAGTCCCTGTTTCGTTGTACTCGTTGTTTCTGCCACGTTCAATCTGTCCTTTCGTGTTAATCAATTAGGCGCAGGGTGCGTTTGTCCACCTTGCGCCCAAACCGCATAATTTTGCGGAAAAAGCCGCCCCCGCTGGAACGATACTGCTCTATCGCCCCATCATAGTCCCGTAAGAAACCAATGTGCATAACTGCCTCGTTTGCAAGTTCTTCCAGCTGCCGAACTTGGTCTTTTTCCTCTGCCCAAATGTCTATCTGCAAGCTGAGGGAATCCACAACTGCGTTGACTGTGCGGTTTTCCACTTGGTCTACGGTAATTAGGGGCTTTTGGGGTACGGACTGAGGAAATGTTTCTGACACTGAAAAATCAAAGTCCGGCTTTATTTCCTCTAACGCCTGCCGCACTTGAGGGACAGGGTCTATTTTCTTGGTTATCACCGTATCACTTCTTTCATCGCCCGTGTTATCTCTCGTTCCAGCTCTGGTTCATACGCCTTAGCTGCATTGTAAAACATAGCATGGGGCTTCATGCCTTCGGTGTATACAAAGCCATTGACTTCTGTGGGTGTCACTGTGTATGTTCCAGCTTGGTCATATAGGTCTCCCAATCGCTGGTTGTAGACCTCATCCGACCAGTACACCCAACCTTCTGCCACATGAGGGACTTGCGCCTCGCCTGGATAACCTGCAGCTGTAGCAACAGGACCCGTGCCAAATTCCAGGAAATACATTACCGGATAATCAGAGACCACCTGACTGGTCAGTTCGTCCCCGTTTCGTTCTGTGCGGACGTAGATGCTCTCTCTTGACCTTCCGCCGTTGACTCTGCCCACAGGAGTTGCGGATTTAACCGCAGCGGCCAAGCTCTCTGCCCCTTGAGCAATTAACCCCTCCATCCGTGCTGTCAAGGCGTTGGACAGAGCATTTGCCCACCGTTCCAGCTCATCTAAGCCTTCCCATTGGATTTCAACGTTCAACCTTGCCCACCTCAACCAGCTTTACCATGCGGAAGCCGCTCCGCTCCATCACAGAGCGCACCTCCCACACAGTGCCACCAAAGACACAGCGGTCAAATTCTTCGATTGCTAACGGCAGGTCAAGGAGGAAGTTGGCAGAAGCGGAAATACTGTCGCCATACTCCCTCAGCATAGCTTCTCGGCTGGCAATATGCCACGCCACGCCAGAAGCAGTCCTTGCCTGTCCGGTATAATCCGCCTTAGTCAAATCATACCGCCGCACAGGGTCGCCGTGGCTGTCCAGCTCAACCTTGCTGCGGTGAAGCGTCCAGTCTTTTCGCCACCACAGAGGGGTATTACGGAGTTTCATACCGTTTCCCCCTCATGGTAACCTGCCTATAGGGAGCCAAACTGCTTAGAATCCCTTGAGCCGCCCCCTTGAAGTCCTCTGGAGTCAGCAAAGTGATGTTCTGGGACTGCTCCCCCTCAGAATAGCTCCATGCTTTTTCGCCGCCGCTATCCTGCTGTTGCTTGTCCCGCTGATAATATACCGTCGCCAACTTGACTGCGTAGGCGGTCAGACTGTCTGGCAGCTTCTCCATGTTCAGGTAGAGCAGCAGCTCTCCTTCAGCCTCGCAAAGCTCATCCTCCAGCAGAGCAGTGGTTTCGTTGTCCAGCTCCTCCAGTCCCAGCCTTCGTTCCAGCCGAACCAGCAGTTCTTCCAGCCGTTCCGGTGCCATTACTCAGCCGTCTTGTGGACGCAGATAGCCATCTTCTTCTGGTCAAGGACGAAAGCATCGTAGCGCACACGACCTTCCACCAGCCAGCCGGAAATACCAGGAGGGTTGTCATGAATATTGTAATCCTCCAGCTTCACAGGAGCGGCAGTACAAGCGGGATTGGTAATTACAAAGTTCACACCAGAAGGCAGGTAGCTGGAAGGTACAGGAATCAAGGGAACGCCATCTACTTTGCCCACTGCGCCGTTCACAGCAATCTGGGTCGCCAAATCACCAGACTTCGTGAAAGACTCATCCTGCTTAATCAGCTTGTAATAGCCGTTGGTGCAGTAACACAGTCTGCCGCCCTGAGGAGCTTTTTCGTCACTGAGCTTTTCCTGTGCATCCAAAAAGGCTCCATAAGCGGTTGCCTTGGTAACGGTGCCAATAACAGACTGTCCTGCGCCCTCACAAATCTGCTTCAGACGATAAATATCAATTTCGGGGATGACCACCTCATCCAACTGTCGCTGGAGGGACTTGCCCGCCTCCATAGTCATCTGAGTGTCATCACGGTTCTTTCGGTCAATGGTGAAGGTAAAAGCACGGTCCTGCTCTACCTTCAGCTCCTGCACGTTATTGGGCAGCTCAGTAGGGTCGCCGTAACGGTTGGAGCCAGAGAGCTTATAGTCGTTCATCGGCACGGTGGGGACAGAAAAGACCTTAACTGTTTCCACACCCAGCCAGTCATAATCATTGTTGACAGCTCCATTGGTCAACGCACCCAGCGTAAACCGTTCGTCAATTTTCGCAGCATACTTCTCAGCGTAATTTACTGCCATTGTTCATCAATCCTTTCTCTTGGTCAGCTTTTTCCCTTCAAAGCCCAGCAAGAAAGCGTCTACTTCCTCCGGTGCCTTTGGGTCTTTGGGCGGAGTCTTGCCCCTCATAGCTCCGTTGATGCCTGCCTGGACAGCGGCATTATAGTCCCGCTCGTAGGCATCCAGATTTGTTTTCGTTGCAGCAGCATCCGCACCAGTGAGCCACTGCGCCATGCTGGAAGGCAATCCTCTGCGGGTCAACTCCTCACCGGTCTGGACCACCAGCTGACGGCGTTCAAACTCCTTCATCCGCTGGGCAAGCTTTTTCTCCCCCTGCGCCAGCTGATAGGCTTGCCTTTCACTGGCGGTCATTTTTTCCAGCTTCTGGGCTTCGGTCAGCTCCTCCTCAGCGGTCTCTTGCCATCTTTGGCGTTCCGCACCAAGCAGGGCTTCATACTGGGTCTTGTATTCCTGATTCTGCTCCAGCAGCTCCGCCAGCGTGAGGGGCTTCTCCGGCTCGTTGGGGGTTTCCTCTGGCTTGTTTTCCTCAGGAGGGATTTCATGTTTCTGCTCTTCTGCCATTATTTTCGTCCTTTCCTTAAAAATGGGTATGAAAAAAGCAACCGGTAAGAATATCTTACAAGTTGCTTTTATCAACAAAGTAATGTAATTGTGTGGAAACGTGGGAGACTAAAAAGCCATGGTGCGGCAGCACTGAGGTTCTTGTTTCAGGGCTGCTCTGTTTCTCGTGGCTCGTAGTGAATGTCGTCAATCCCGTTGCATGGTAATTTTAGTGCTTCAGGGTCATTTCTACAATCATCGATTCGCCCAATAGCTTCAGAAGTCAATCCGTTTGGGAATGCCTCACATTTGTTTCCATTGATTCCCTCAAAACGGTGACGGCAAAAATTGCACGGTGGGTTGTGAAACGCCGGCATACAGTAAAAACGGTCATGCGGGTCTTTTGGATTCATTGTGCTTCCTCCATATAAATTGTATTTCCCTCTACTTTTGTGACAAAGAAAGAGGACTTGCGGCGAAAGAGAACTTCCTGCTCCCCGCTGTTCCATCTAGAGATGTCCTTCCCGTGTTTGGACTGAATAACCATTTGAATCTCCATAGATGAATCATACACGACCTTGCCTGTTGATGTGTATGCGTCATATCGAACTGTTGAAAAAGGCTGGTGCGCCCTCAAGAACGTTTCCATATCAACATCCAACATCTCCGCTGAAAGGGAGCGATACACCGTCCCCTGATAATCCGGCAGCTGTTCAAGTGCCTCATCCAAATCATGAACCAAACTTCTTTGGTCGGCTGTCAATCTCGTTCCACGCCTTAAAGCATCATTCAATGG